TAAAGGAGAACCTGTGGCTGCGCACCGACCGCGAGATGCGCTTCAGGCCCTCCTTTACCTTCTTCGAGATCGTCGTCAAGAACGTGGCACGCGAGTCAAGCTTCCACGCCGTGCGCGACTACCTCGATGCGCTCACGTGGGACAAGGTGCCGCGCCTGGACGAGTGGCTCGTCGAGTACGGCAAGGCCGAGAACACCGAGTACGTGCGCGCCGTCAGCGCCATCGCGCTCATCGCGGCCGTGAAGCGGATACGGATGCCTGGCTGCAAGTACGACGAGATGCTCGTCCTGGAGAGCGGACAGGGCATGAACAAGTCGTCCGCACTGCGGGCGCTGTGTCCGCGCGAAGAATGGTTCAGCGACGACCTGCCGTTGAACGTCGACAGCAAGCAGGTCATCGAGCGTACGCTCGGCAAGTGGATCATCGAAGCGTCAGACCTGGCTGGCAAGCGACGCGCTGAAGTAGACCAACTCAAGTCGATGCTCTCGCGCCAGATAGACGGCCCCGCTCGCCTCGCCTACGCACGCAACCCCATAGAACGCCCGCGTCAGTTCATCCTCATCGGCACCACCAACAGCAGCGAGTACCTGCTCGACGCCACCGGCGCTCGCCGCTTCTGGCCGGTGACCGTGCTGGGTTTCGACGTCGGCGCCATCATCAAGGACAGGGACCAGCTCTGGGCGGAAGCGGCCGCGCGCGAAGCGGCAGGCGAAAGCATCAGGCTGCCAGAGCGGCTGTGGCCCGTGGCGGCGGAGCACCAAGAGATGAGGAGCGCACGCGACGCCTGGGAGGACATCCTCCGCAGCGCGCTGCTGGCGGTGGAGCCAGGTGGAGACGGCCGGCGCAGGGTGCCGGCGTCTGCGCTGTGGAATGCACTCGGCGTAGAGCCTGCGAGGCGAGACCGTGCGGGCGCGGCACGCGTGGCCGAGATCATGCAGAAGTTTGGCTTCAAGGGCACGACGGTGCGCACCAGCGGCTGTGACCCCGAACGTGGATACATCGGCGAAGGCGAGAAGCTGAAGCTGGTCGGTGGCGAAGACGTGGAGGAAGGTGGACTGGGTACGGAGGTACCGTTCTGAAGGAGGGACGACGTGAATCAGATTGAGAAGCGACGCGAAGTGAAACGCATGCAGAAGCAGTACCGTGAGATTGCCAAGGAGCTTCGGCTGACGGACGCCGACTGCACGCTCACGATACCGCTGAGCAACAACATCGTCACCGTGGAAGGTGGCGCCTACGTCGAGGCCACGGTCTTCATTCCTGTGACGCGTACCTTCTGAGGAGGAACAGATGAACGACGCGATACTTCGAGACGCATACCTGATGGCGAACGACGCGTGGGAAGCAATCCGGAAGAAGCTGAGCGATGCGCGTGCACTGGTACATGACCTGGAGAAACAAGAGAAGCCTTTCAGGAACATCGTCGCTGAGCTCGGCCACGTCGTGTGCCCCGAGTGCAAAGGGTGTGGTTGGTTCTGGGCTGCTTTCACACAAGATGATACAAAACGCGTCGAGTGCAACTTGTGTGAAGGGACTGGGTTACGGCAGCCAGTACACAAGTAGAAAAGGCAGAAAGTAGTGTTACGACGATTACAAGTATTACACTGGTTTGGAGTGTTACCACTGTTACAAGTATTACAGTACCAAACCACAGCAGAGGTGGCTGTAACTCGGGCGCTGGGTCCGAAAAGTACTGTTACGCAGTAAGTGCTTACGAGTGATGGTGTTAGGTGCTGAAAACGTTGTAATTGTATTTGTAGTAACACATGGGCCCCAGAGTATATAGAGGGCAAAAGCGGCGGCCTACTTTTCAATACTTTAATTACTACTATTACTAGTATTACAAGTATTACAGTCTCGTTACCTTATAGCGAAAACGTTGTAATTGTTCGAGTAACGCTCCTCAGCCCCTGAATTACACATTCCTGCTGGACAACACAGCCATCTAGCTTAAGCTGGATGCGTGAAGTCCCTGGCCGATTCACTCGGAACTAAGCCGCAGGTTCCCGCGGACGTGCCCGAGTTGCCGAAGGCTCCGCTCTCGCAGCGGTTCACGGCCAAGGACTTCTGCCTCTCGGTCATCAATTCGCCAGAGTATCGACAGTCCATCATGCAGCGCATCGTCCTTGGATGCTTGCCGCCGCAGATAGAAGCGATGATCTGGGACCGTGCGGACGGCAAGGTAGTAGAGAAGGTCGAGTGGAAGGACACCACCGACCCGCTTGAAGACCTCAGTGCGAAGCAGCTGGAAGAGCGGGCCATGCAGTTGCTCGAGCTCGCGCGACAGCTGCGCGATGAATCGAGCGGCGGCGACAGTACAGACGACAGTACTTCAATACATTGATTCAGACACTCGAGCTGCCTACTACACTGGAAGGCATCAGCGCGGAGATGGACCGCGTTGAGCTGCAGCTGCGCCGACGCCGCTGGGCACGCGACCCTGTCATCTGGGGCATCGAACGCTTGGGCGTGACGCTGTGGTCTGGTCAGGTGAAGATACTCGAAGCGGTACGCGACAACCGCAACACGGCCGCTGCGACGTGTCACGAGATCGGAAAGAGCTTCGACGCTGGGCTGCTGGCTGCGTGGTGGATAGATACACACAAGCTCGGTGAAGCGTTCGTCGTGACGACGGCACCGACCAACCCGCAGGTGCGCCTGGTACTCTGGAAAGAGATAGGCCGTGCTCATACCCGTGGCAACCTTGCAGGCCGCGTCAATCAGACGGAGTGGAAGATTACGCGGGGCAACAAAGAAGAGACAGTGGGCATCGGGCGAAAGCCCAACGACTACTCACCTACAGCCTTCCAGGGCATCCACGCGCCGTTCGTACTCGGCATCGTAGACGAAGCGAATGGTGTCCGTGGCCCGCTCCACGACGCGTTGGACTCTCTGATCGCGAACGACGGTTCCAAGAAGCTGCTCATCGGAAACCCTGACGACCCGGCTGGCGAGTTCTTTGAAGCATGCAAGCCGGGCAGCGGCTACAAGGTCATCCACATTTCGGCGTTCGACTCTCCGAACTTCACCGGCGAACCGATGCCGGCTGACATCCTGCGACAACTCATAGGGCGAACGTATGTTGAAGAGAAGCGTGCGAAGTGGGCGCCGAAGTGGGTGTGGACTGTGGACGGTACGCGTTGCGTTCCTCCGCCGGACGGCAAGCTTGAGGACACGCATCCGTTCTGGCAGAGCAAGGTACTTGGACAGTTTCCGGTGCAGTCGAGCGCTGGGTCGCTCATTCCTCTTCCTTGGATTCGTGCAGCGCAGGAGCGGGAACTGAAGCCCATCGGGCAGAACGAGCTGGGACTCGACGTCGGCGCATCAGAAGACGGAGACCCTTCGTGCTGTGGACACCGCCGTGGACCAGTGTTCCGCGTGCTGTATGAAGAGCGTCAGCCTGATACAATGAAGACGACAGGCAAGCTCATTCAGCACTTGAACGACAGGACCTACGGAGCCGTGCGGGCCAAGGTAGATTACATTGGTGTTGGCCGCGGTGTAGTAGACAGGGCGCGCGAGCAGAACCTTCCAGTACACCCCATCTCGGTAGGTGAGTCGGCGACGGTGACATCGTGCCTTGATTGCAAGCACGAGTGGGACAAGGCGCTGGTACACAGCGAAGCATGCCCGAAGTGCAGCAGCGAGAATACGCAGGCGGTGTTCGCGAACCTCTTGTCTCAGCTCTGGTGGAATGTGCGGGGACTCTTCGAGCGCGGCGAGGTAGACCTGGACGAGAAGGACGAGCAGCTTGCAGAGGAGCTGTTGACTGTACGTTGGGAACCGAACAGCAAGGGCCAGACCGTCGTGAAGTACGGCGACGGACCATCGCCTAACCGCGCCGACGCGCTGATGATTACCTTTGCGCCTGTAGTTGAAATCAAGGCGCCTGTGCGGATGAGCGTGTCGTGGTGAGAAGGACCATCTCAATGGTAGGAACTATGTCAAAGAAATCAAACGCGCAAGACACGACGCTGCGCAACAACCGTGCGATCAACAGGAAGGTCGCCGACTTAGCTGAGCGTGTTCGTGTACTGGAGAAGGCGGTCGTGCAGATTTCGAATCGAACAGCAAAGCTTACGGCCAAGGCACTACTCATCGCAGTCGTTACGTTAGCAGCATCGGCCTGCGGCGACTTTATGTTGGCTCAACCCTCGAGCACTGTGATGCCGAAGTCGCCGTGCCAGGTCGCGGGCAGTACCGTCAGCATCCTGGATCAAGTGCCAAGCTGTGGCTAGCAAACGCAACCGTCACCTACGCGCCGTCGAAGGGAATGCGGACGAATTCCGCGCTGCCGCGAACGCGCTCGCCGACCGCTTAGTGTGGGCGAAGATGCTCGGCATGACGCACGCCGGCAAGCGTGACGTGTACGGTGTGCTGGGCTACGACGAGCTCATCACCGCGAAGCAGTACCGTGACCGGTATGCTCGCGGCGGCATCGCAGGCCGCGTGATCGATGCCTTGGCGAAAGCAGCATGGCGTGGAGACGGTGACCTGTTCGAAGATGAGGATCCAGAAGTTGAAACACCGTTCGAGAAGGACTGGGATGCGCTGAACGAGCAGCATGACGTGTGGTCTACGTTGTGCCGTGCGCACATCCAGGCGTCGCTCGCGAGCTTCTCGGTCATCCTCATCGGTGCGGTCGGCAGGTTGGATACACCACTGCCGAAGGGCAAGCCTGGAGCGGTACTCTACGTCAAACCGTTCGGCGGTGGCATCGTCAATCCGCAGCAGCCACGTGCATCGACGGCGTCCGGCGCAGTGGACGCGGACGTGATCGTTGACAAGTGGGACGAGGACTCAGAGAGTCCTCGCTTCGGCAAACCGCTGACGTACCTGTTGAAGCGCACCAACTTCATCACGCCCGGTGAAGACAGGCCGGTGCATTGGACGCGCATGGTGCACGTGCCGGCGATCGGATTCCTTGACGACGACATCTATGGGCCTCCGGGCCTTGAGGATGTGTGGAACTACCTCATCGACTTGGACAAGGTCGTTGGCGGCGGAGCAGAAGCGTTCTGGCTGCGGGCGAACCAGGGTACGCACCTGAACGTTGACAAGAAGATGACGTTCGCCAACGCAGGCGACCGGGAAGCTGAGCTCGCTCGCCTGGCAGAGCAGGCCGACAAGTACGCGCATCAGCAGACGCGCATGCTGCGCACGACCGGCGTTGACGTGAAGGCGCTCGGCTCCGACGTGGCAGACTTCAAAAACCCCATGGATGCACTCGTGACGCTCATCGCAGGGACGAAGGGCATCCCGAAGCGCATCCTGACGGGCAGTGAGATGGGGCAGTTGGCCAGCGAGCAGGACCGTGACAACTGGAACGATCAAGTCAAAGACTGCCGCAAAGGATACGCGCTACCGACCGTACTGCGACCGTTCGTCAATCGTCTCATCGAGTACGGCTATCTGACGAAGCCCAAGCAGTGGGAACCGATGTGGCCGGACGAAGAAGCAATGTCCGAACCCGAGAAGATGGCCGCAGCGAAGGGCATGGCAGAGACCAACGACCACGGCAGCATCATCTTCACCAGTGCCGAGATTCGCGAGTACGTCGGTTATGAACCACTCTCCGACGAAGACATCGCCGACGAGCTGAAGGTGCGTGAGGCAGTCACGGCAGCAGACAAGGAAGATGTCACGCCGGATGCGCCCGACGCTGAAGACATCTTAGACGAAGAAAACGATCCGGAAGCGGAAGTGGACACAGAGGAAGAACAGATTGACAAGATCGCTGCCGCGCTGAAGCACGGCGGTACGGTCAACATCACGGTGGTGAAGGAGTGAGCATGAGAGTCATTATACTGCTAGCGGCGATGACCTTGTTTGCGGTACCTGCGACGGCGCAAGTCGTCATCGCGCCAACGGGCACGACCTTCAATCATCCGACGACCGAGTTCAACCGCACGGCATCGTATCGTGAAGAATTTTTTCAGTGTGCTTCGGTGACGGCTGGCGTGTGCACCGGCCGTGCTGCTGCGCCGTTCCAGACTGGTGTTCTGATACCGAAGGCGGCGATCACGGGCACAGCTCCTTCGCGCACGTTCCTGTTCACGTCCATCCCCTCGGGCAATCCCCTGCCGTCGCTGCCAGCTGGCGTTGGCTTCGTGGCCACCATCGTAGCCATCGGCGATCCGAATGCGGGCGCTACGGGGGAGAGCGCACGGAGCGGTGACTCAAACCCTTTCTTCGCGCAGGGGACTACCCCTGCGTCACCGACGAGCGTGGTGGTGCAGTAGCCGTGACGATCGCAAGCAACTATCCACGGGCCAGCCAAGTCGGCCAATCGTTGCGCATTCCGTTGCGCTTGACGCAGGGACGTGCGACGGTGGTGACGACTTGGCTGGCAGATGGTGCAACCGCTACAGTCGCGGCACCAACGGGGATTGAGTTCTCGTCGCTGGATGTTTTCGTCGTGCCGCAGCGCACTGGTACGTGGCGACTCTATGCTGCGGCCGAAGACGCGTGCGGCAATCGCAACCAGACGGGCGTCGTCAGGACGGTCACGGTTCAATGAGTTACATCGGCTCGGCCCGAGTCGCGACGGCATACGAACCGGAACCGCCACCGGAGTCAGAGTCGCCGACTGGTCGGACGCCGTTGCTCTATTGGACATCAGAACGCCAAGCGATGTGGAATGGCTGGAAGGCAGCATATGACGCCAATCCAACGACCCCAGCATCGTTGGGTGGGCAGATGTATAAGTTTGCAAAGCAAGAAGGTGACAAGGTAAATGGCTCGAATGCTGACCAGATTGGCCAGTGGGCGGCGATCATGTACCAGATCACCGGCGATGGAACGTATGCATCACGCGCCCTGTCAATCCTCAAGAACAACTTATTTTGGACTGGCCTACCTTCGCAGTACAACGGAAACCCCGTGCGTGAGTACGGGCAGATGCTGGTCCTCATCTACGATTGGATCTATCCAGGCATCAGCGCAGAAGACCGCGCGACGTTTCGTACAAAGCTGGGTTCGTTGCTGAATTTCTGTGCGAATGGTGGATCCGATGCAGGCGGCTCTGGTACGGCGTTGAATACGCGCACCGGAGACACGGATCAGTGCACTGGGGAGTGGACAGCCATCGGCATGTGGGCATACGCAGACGATGACCCTGGTTCCTCTGCACCCACGTGGTGGGCAACGATAGGTGGATCGGCCGTCACGCCGCAGGTAGCGCTCGACAATCCAATTCGTCATCCAGGCAGTACCGGCAATCCGAACCCCGTCAACGCCCGCAACGCCATGTACTACTACATCAACAAGATGGCGACCGGCGGCGAGTGGATCGAGGGTTCGTTCTACAGCTTGGGCACCGTGCAGCTCTTGACGTTCGGCGTCGAAGCGATGCGTGCCCAGGTACCAACAGGCGACTTAGATGACATCATCGCATGGTACCCTGACTGGGGTCGCCGCATGGTGCACTACGGGACGAACGACTTCCTTGAGTCGGTCCAGTATGGTGACATCCAGACTGAAGACGTTGGCACGTCGATGCTCGGGTATCAGTGGCTGTCGGTCGCACTTGCTGGTGCGTACCTCAATGCGGACAATGCCGTTGGACCATATGCACAGCGTCGCGTACTGGATCACCTCGCACTCGTGAACTTTCCTTTCGGCTCAGCGAACGCCATCCCCACGCCGCGCAGCTTCTTGATGTTCGACCCGGATCAGACGGCCGCAGCGACGGTCGACGGCATCGGTTTGACGTTCGTTGCACCGGGACAAGGGCAGTTGATCAGTCGCGACAGCTGGGCGAGTACGCGGTCGTTGTTCTGGACGCAGTGGTTGCCTGGGTGCAAGTTCGTGCACCACCAAGGGAAGTATAACGGTGCGTTTCAACTCTGGCGACGCGGCCATTGGGCTGTTACACACCCGCAGGCGTATGCGTCGGGGTCCACCGGTACTGTTGAAATACCTTCAAACCCTGGCTCGAACAATTCGATGCGTACGCTTGGGTTCTTTTCGACACCACCGTGGTATGCAGGCAGTGGACCGATACCAGATGAAGCGATCGATGGCTTCAGTCGCGTGTGGCAGCACGTCGGCGCGGACTTCGTGTATCAGTGTGGGACGGCTGGTGGCCAGTGCCACCCCACTGGACAGTATGCGAGTCCACCACCGACGGCGATGCACGAGAACACGCGCACGACGGTCATGTTCCACAGCACCGATGGCACGTCGGATGTCGTCGTGTTGTGCGACCGTGTGAATGCAAATGACCCAGAGTCGCTCGCCAGCTTTACACGATACACGGCGGTCGAGCAGGGGTTGATCACGAACGCGCAGGCGCTCAAAGAGTGCATGTTCTTTGCGAAGAATCAGCCGACGATAGGCGGAGCGGGCACGAGTCATGGTCAAGTGTTCACGAACAACCTTGGCGCGATAGAGTGGACCGACGAAGGCGGCGATCCGGTTCGCGTGGATACCCTGTTGCCTGCTGGCATGAATAAGATTGTTGAGGACTTCAGCAACGCAGCCATCGGAGGTTCGGCGTATGTTGGCGCTGAGCGCGTCTTCTGGCGCACGTCAACCTACCCTGGTACCGAGGTTCAGTGGGACGTGTTCTTGAACGTGGTGACGTGCCGTAACTCGGGCGTGGCCGCACCGACTGTAACACTTATCACGGGTACGGTGAACCGCGTCGGATGTCTGGTCGCTCGCACTGGTCAAGATAATCGCGTGGTCGTGTTCAATGGGACGCAGGGCGCTGACCTGCCGGCATTCAATACCTATACGACGATGAAGGCGGTGCTGCACGTGGTGCGGTACCAAACTGTCAGCTTCTCGTTCGGGTACACGCAGACGACGACGAACGCGAAAGTCATCGTATGTGACTTAGATCCGACGCGCAGCTGGACGTACACCATCAACGGTGGGGGTTCGCAAGCGCTGACGGTGGACAGTGCCACCGGATTGGCATCAATCACGGTGACGGGCACAGGCGCGAAGACAATCGCGGTGAATACATGACGATTCAAGCATTTCCCGGTGGCTACTGGACGCCAGGGTGGAAAGCCCTTGGCTCGAACGCCCTCGGCGTGGCGACATACGTCATCAATGCATCTGGTAATTCGGTTGCGCTCATCTTCGAAGCGCCAAAGACTGGATTGCTGCGCAGCTTCGAGTTCATGGTTGGTACCCTTACGAATGCGCCTGACTCTGGGCTTCGGTGTTCCTTTCAAGGTGTCTCGGGTGGAGTACCGGACGGGATCGTTGGGCAGAGTGTCACGACGTCCGCTGGAACGCCGTCAGCATCTGGATGGCTGAATCCGGGCAACTTCAATGCAGACCGTTCCGTTGTACTGGGCGAGCAAGTTGCAGCTGTCATTGAGTTCTCAAGCTTCGTTGCCGGTGATTCTTTGGCTGTAAGCTCGTTGCCATTCGCCATAGCTGGTTTCGCCGGATTCCCTTACGGTGTCGCCAACGGCACGAAGCAGACGATTCAGATGCCAGTCATCATGCCACGGTACAGTGATGGATCGTTCGCTCCGCTTGGGCCTGGCATCTGGGGCATCCAGCAGGTCACATCGCTGGCGATCAATCAAGGCAGTGTGATCGATGAGTATGGGTTAGCATTTACTCCAGCATTTCCACAGAGACTTGGGGGAGTGCAGTATACAGCTGCGGTTGCGGCTGGTGCGGACCACGACATCATCTTGTACGATGCTCTCGACAGTGCACTGGATACGATCAACGTCTTAGCGACTGATTGTTCTACGACTGGCTTTGCCTTCCATACTCGCAACTTTCCGAATGCCCCGACGCTGTTGGCAGGTAGTCTGTACAGGGTGGTCATCGTTCCGACGACAGCAAATTCCATCACGGTGTCGTACAGTGTATTCAATTCAGTCGCACTGCTTGGGACGGTTCCGGGCGGATTGACGTACTACGCGACGGGCCGAGGGAACAGTGGACCGTGGACGGATTTCAACAACACTACCGACGGCATCCGCCGCGTGCAGATGTCCCTCAGGGCGGATGGATTTGACCTTGGGACCGGCGGCAGCGGTGGCGGTGGTATGCACCTGGTAGGCAGCGGCGGATTGGCGGGATGAAGTTATGGATTACATAGGAGATTTTCGCTTGGCTGCTGTATTCGACCATAAGTTCACGACGCGCTCGTTCACGACGGGCATCCCGACCACCTTGAGTGGCTCGCCGGTCGTGTCCGTCTACAAAGACAACGGGACGACGCAGGTGACGACCGGCGTCACGTTGACGACGGACTTCGACGGGGTGACTGGCCTGAACAACGTTCACATCGATACCGCTGATGCATTCTATGCAGCAGGTTCCAACTTCGACGTGGTCCTGACCGCTGGAACGGTTGGCGGAGTCTCGGTAGTCGGTGAGACGATCTTTTCGTTCTCAATCGAAGGTCGGTCTCACTTGATGTCAACGGTCGCGGGCCGCACGCTCGGCGTATCGGCTGCCGGCAAAGCGTCAGTCGATCTGGGCGTCGCACTACCAGACTCCATCCCCGCTGACGGCGTTGCACCCAGCCCGGAACAAGCGCTGTACATGCTGGTGCAGTACCTGCTCGAGCGCTCCGTGTCTGGTAACACAGTGGTCGTAAAGAAGCCGAATGGCTCGACAACCTTGTTTACCTTGACGCTCGACTCGGCGTCTGCGCCGACGAACATCACGAGGACTTCGTAGGTGGAAGTACAGCTGTCCGCACGCTCTGCCGCGACCTTGGTGTACAGGCTTTGTGCGCCGAAGCTGTCGCCCGTCGCGAAGGCAGCGCACCGACACGAGCGGGCATTGGAGCGTGTGTTCTTGACGGCGATACGTGAAGCACAAGACGCAGTACCGATGAGTGCGTTGGAGCTGACGTTGAACATACCGGGTACTGGTGCTCCGCTCTACGTGCTCCAGCCGGTGTTCGACATGATGCTGGAGAAGACCGAGCTTCGGGAGTATGCACCGTACATGCGGATCGCTGCTGAGCGTAAGACGGTCGCGAAGGTACTGCAGCAGACCCTTGCTGCTGGAGCCCGCGTGCATGCCATCACTGGCATGAAGTTCGATGCTGCGAATCCTGCAGCCATCGCGTGGGCCGAGGAACATGCAGCGGAACTGATCGCCGACGTAACGGTGAACGCCCAGGCCGCCATCCGTCAGGTCGTCGTCGCAGGCTTCGAGAACGGCGTGGCTCCAGCTGACACGGCGAAGTTGATCCGCGCATCCATTGGCCTGACGGAGCGTGATGCAGTCGCGGTGATGAACTACCAGCTGAAGTTGATCAATGACGGCGTGGTAGGTGCGACGGCGAAGGCCGAGAAGTACGCCGCGAAGCTGACGAAGTCTCGCGCGCAGACCATCGCGCGCACCGAGACCATGCGCGCAGCGAACGAAGGTCAGCAGCAGTTGTGGGAGCAGGCGAGGGAAGCCGGGCTCTTGGACCGCACGGCGAAGAAGGTATGGATTGTTGCGGATCCGTGTCCGATCTGCGCTGGCATGTCGGGTGAGACGGTGCGCATCGACCAGACGTTCAGCATCGGCGGCGATCCGCCTGCGCATCCAAACTGCCGGTGTACCGTTGGGTTGGTAGCATGATGCCTGTCGTACCTGTCATACCGGCGGCAGACAATACGTTATCGGCTCCAGCGACGACGACTGCTGAGCAGGATCGTGTGACCGGCGGTCAGCGTGCCGTTAACCTTATCTGGGAGAACACACAGATGCAGATCGCGTTGTCTGTCATCTGGTCAGCGTTGTTCGTCGCCATCATACTGGCGGTCTTAGGTGGTTGGCTTGGGAAGCCAGACGTGCAGCTTGCAGCGGTTGTCTTCATCTTCGGCGTCGCGAACTTGGTGACTGGATTCTATTTCGGCCGCACGAATCACCAGCGAAGCGGTGGCGTTGGCGGCGATCTAGCTGGAACGAGGTGACTCAATGAACCTGCTCCTCGTATTGATACTCTTGGTGATCTTGCTCGGCGGCGGTGGCATGTACGTT